GCCTAAGCCTGCAAGTCGAACAATTTTAAGGATGGTTTATATTCAGAAAGCAAGCGTGTATGATATGATGGATCATCTTGATTGTAGCAAGACAACTTTTTACAAAAAAAAGAAAGATGCAATCCGTGAATTGGGTGCTGTAGTTGATAAATGCGAACTAATGCGAACTAATGCGAACTAGATTTAAGTGCACTGGTCAATCAATCGTGCTATTATAGTATCATCAAGAATTAAAGCAAAGGCACCTTAGGCAAAAGCCTAGAAAAGCTTCTGAAAAACTGCTGGCTTGGGTTACCAGTGGCGATAGAGTAGGATGTTTTAATATCGCAAAAAAAGGCTACAAAAAAATAAAAAAGAAAAGGTAAGAATATAATATCGATTCTAACAGAGGTCAGTAGTCGCCTCTCGTTAAGTCACTCATTGAGTGGCTTTTTGATTTTCAAGAAATGGAGGTGATGGAAAATGGGATGACCGAAAAACAAAAGCTTTTTGCCGATGAGTACATCATCAGTTTAAACGCTACACAAGCATATAAAAAAGCGTATCCGAATATTAAAAAGGACGAGGTGGCTCGAGCAAATGGAAGTCGATTGCTTGCAAATGCTAACGTAAAGGCCTATATAGACGAACGACTGGAAAAACTAAAGTCCGAGCGTGTCGCAGATCAGCAAGAAGTACTTGAATTTTTAACGGCTGTCATGCGTGGTGAAATAACTGAGCCTTTATTGGTGCTTGACGGTGACGGCTATCAAAAAGTCATTGATGCTAAACCGAATGTGTCGACAAGAAAGAGTGCTGCGGTTGACCTTGGTAAACGTTACGGCTTATTCGTTGATAAACAAGAAATCACACAACGCACTATTGATATTAAGGTTGGTGATTGGGATGATGAAGACTAAGCCAAGAATAAATATCATCATTGAGCATCCTAGCCGTGTCTTTAACAAGCATATATTCGATAAGCTATATGACTATTCAACGTTTACCGAGGTTCACTACGGCGGCGCTTCGAGCGGTAAAAGTCATGGCGTTATTCAAAAGGTAGTCTTCAAGGCGTGTCAAAACTGGAAGCATCCACGCAAGATTCTATTTTTGCGTAAGGTAGGGTCCACGGTTCACGATTCAATCTTTGAGGATGTGAAACAGTGCTTAGATTCCTGGAGCTTACTTGACAAGTGCAAGGTCAACAATTCGGCTTATCGGATTGAGCTACCGAATGGCGCACAATTCATCTTCAAAGGGCTGGACAACCCAGAGAAAATCAAGTCAATCAAGGGCGTTTCTGATGTGGTCATGGAAGAGGCTTCTGAGTTCACATTAGACGACTACACACAGTTGACTTTGCGTTTGAGGGACAAGAAACACTTGAATAAGCAGATATTCTTGATGTTTAACCCGGTATCGAAAGTAAACTGGACTTATAACGCATTCTTTGTGAAGAAGCCCAAAAATACAGTTGTTTATCATACTTCATACAAGGACAATCGCTTTTTAGACAAGGTGACAATCGAGAATATCGAGGAACTGGCAAACAGAAACGAAGCATACTACAAGATATATGCTTTGGGTGAGTTCGCAACTCTGGACAAGTTAGTCTTTCCGAAGTACGAGAAACGATTACTTAATAAAGACGAGCTGGCGCATCTGCCGGCTTATTTTGGTCTTGACTATGGCTTTATCAACGACCCGTCAGCTTTGATGTATATCAGGATTGATGATGCAAACAGGAAGCTTTATGTAATCGAGGAATTTGTAAGAAAAGGATTGACGAATGACAAGATCGCAGAAAGTATCAAGGCCCTTGGGTATGCCAAGGAAGAAATACGGGCCGACTCAGCAGAAAAGAAATCGAACCAGGAATTACGAAACCTTGGCATCCCTCGGGTCATTGACGTGCAGAAAGGTCCTGGATCGGTCATGCAAGGAATTCAGTATCTCTTACAGTACGATTGGATAGTCGATGAACGATGTGTGAAGCTGATTGAAGAACTTGAAAATTATACTTGGAAGAAAGACAAAAAGACGAACGAATACATCAACGAGCCAGTAGATAGCTATAACCACTGCATAGATGCGATACGTTACGCATTGCAAGATAGAATCTATCAAACAAGAAAAGACGTGGACGTTGACAAGGCTATCAGTAAGATTAACAAGATGTTTAGGAGGTAGGAAGTGGATAAAGTAAACGAATTTGAGCACGGTATAGACACAATCACGAAAACGAGGTTTGACAGTCTATACTTTGGCACAATCGCAAATGAGCAATTCAGATATGCTTCAAGCGATGAGTTGTTAAGCACTGCGAACGGTAAGAAAGCGTTCAGAGATATGATTGATACGTTCTTTGTCAGTCAGGAAAAGCGCTTGAAAGTGCTATCGTCTTATGCTAAAGGCGACAATTACAGTATTTTGAACGGGCATAGACGACTTGACAACGAGAAAGCAGATTATCGAGTACGTCATAAGTGGGGCGGATATATTTCTAGTTTTGCGACAAGCTACGTTATCGGGAATCCTGTCACAGTAGGGATTCTTGAGGGTGCAGGTGAAGAGCAACTTAAAACAATTCAAGAAATTGAGTGGAACAACGATATCAACGCCTTGAATGGTGATTTAGCCTTGGATGCTTCAATCTACGGTCGTGCTTTTGAATATCATTTCAGAGATAAAGACGGAGCTGATAGAGTTGTTTCAATTAGTCCGCTTGAAATGTTTGTCGTTCGTGATCTAACAGTCGAACAGAATATCATTTGCGCTGTTCACTTACCAGTCTTTGCGAATAAAGTGAACATGACTGTCTATACTAAAAACCAAGTTATCACCTTCAGGCCGTTTTCTAATGGTTCGGTAAAATTGGCAGTTGATAAAATCACGAAACATGAATATAAGGATGTTCCAGTCGTTGAATGGTGGAATAACCGCTATCGCATGGGTGACTTTGAAAGTGAAATCCCGTTGATTGATGCTTACGATGCTGGGCAGTCTGACACAGCGAACTACATGAGCGATTTGAACGATGCAATGCTTGTTATCAAGGGCGACTTGGACGCAATCGGGGCAAGCGCTGAAAGTGTCGCTAAAATGAAAGATGCTAACACGCTACTTTTACAGACTGGAATTAGTGCAAACGGACAACAAACAAGCGCAGATGCCGGATATATCTATAAACAGTACGATGTAAGCGGCACGGAAGCCTATAAGAACCGTTTAGCAAACGACATTCATCGCTTTAGTCGTATTCCTAACCTAGACGATGACCGCTTCAATGCTACGTCATCGGGAATTGCTTTGCTTTATAAGATGATTGGCCTTGAGCAAGTCCGGAAAGACAAGGAAAGGTTCTTTACTAAGGCATTACGTCGTCGTTATGAATTGATTAGTAACATTCATAAAGCTATCAATAAGCCTTTAATCGAAGCTAACAAGCTGACATTCACGTTTCACCCTAACATTCCTCAAGATGTATGGAATGAAATCAAGGCATACATTGAGGCTGGTGGGGTAGTATCGCAAGAAACATTGATGAACAATGCTAGCTTCACGGACTACAAGACAGAGCAAAACCGTATTTTGAAAGAACAAGGCGCAAGCGATAACGAGATCATGCAGTTAGTAGGTGGCATGAATGAGCAAGAAAGCTAACCGTCTATATAATGCAGAGCGTAAGGCACAAGCTGAACTAATCAAACGTGATTTAGACCGTGACAAACTGATAACACAGTTGTATCAAGAAAGCTATGACCGACTACAAGCACAGATAGATAAGTTTTATCTTGGTTATGCTGGACGTGAGGGTTTAACGAAGCAAGAAGCTATGAAGCGTGCTTCTGAATTTGATGTTACCAAGTTTGCAGAAAAGGCAAGAAAAGCCGTTAAAGAGAAAGATTTTAGTCACAAGACTAATTCTTGGTTACGGGTTTACAATCTGAAAATGAAAGTCAGTCGTTTAGAACTTTTAAAAGCTGAATTAGGACTTGAAATTAACAGTTTGACAAGTAACCTTGATGAAGTGTTTGACAAGGCTCGTAGAAGCGAATGTTTAGCTGAATTTAAGAGACAAGCTGGTATCTTGGGCATCTCTTCCAAAGGGGCAACAAAGCGTTTAGAAGCGATTTTAAACGCTGATTTCTACGGGCAGAATTTTTCTAGTCGTGTTTGGGGAAAAAATGGACTTCAATCGCAACTTCAAAAGGATATTTTCGCTTCGTTGAATCGCATTTACACGGACATGAACGGCTACCAAAAAGAGATGAAGCGACTATCTGAAAGGTATAATGCGAGTGAATCAAGCGCTAAACGGTTGTTAAAGACCGAAATAGCAAGGATAAACGCAGACACAGACCACGCAGTCTTGAAAGATAACGGCTTCACGCATATGATTTTTGTCGCTGAAAGTGGAGCGTGTGATATATGCAAGCCGTTAGATAATACGGCAGTACCTATTGATAAGGTTGAAAAAGGCGTGAATATGTTCCCAATGCACCCAAACTGTCGATGTTCTGCCTATGGTCATATCAAGATGGATTATAAGGCGGGTGGAAGTACACTTGACCGTGAAGCTCCGAACGGTGTTTGGGGTTATAGCGTTGAGCCCGAGCTCAAGAAGGAGCTAAAACAGATTTCAGGGAATAAAAATAAGGCCTTACTATATGCATGGCCTTATCGTTCTGTAAAAGATGAATGGTTATCAAATGCCGAGCCTAGCAAAGCTAAAGTCTCAGAAATGAATTTTTGGGAACATAATAGTCAGAAATATCAAGTGGATGGGAAACATGTAGTGCTAGATTATTCTCAAAAAGAGAAAGAAGTAGGTGAATGGTTATCTAAATTGTTTGGTAAGCATGTTCAAATGGCGCCAAGAGTTAATTATCCAAAAGATATCCCTACTCCTGACTATTTGATTGATAGTATGAAATTTGATTTAAAAGAGATTTCTGGAAACGGGAAGAATGTTTTTGATAACGCATCAAAAAAAGCAAAAGAGCAAGCTGAAAATATTGTGTTTGATATCACGAATACAAATTTGAGCGAACAAGAAATTTTTAAACAATTAGAAAAAATATACAAATCCGGTCGTCGAGGACTAAATATAGCGGTATTGAAGAAATCAGATGGCTTACTTGATATCTTAGAACCAAAAGAAAAATAGAGGTGTCCCACCTCCTACCGCAGAGCAATCTGTTTCAAGGGGAGATGGAAAA